TATGATTCATTGCGTTTTTTTACAGACCATCCTTGCTCTATTGTGTTGTATAGTAGCAGCATTTTTTGGAATTTAATGGCATCCACTTTAAAATCAACATTATTTTCTAAATCCTTTAAAGAATCCAAATTAATCTTAATATCCATATTAATTAATAAAAAAACAGAAAAACATTATATATTTTAAACTTGTTTAGCGTACACAATTTCTATAATACCTTGAATAATGTTGGTCGTCGTTTTTTAAGTTTGCTAAATTCGTCTTAACTATATTCCCGTCACTATTTGAATAATAAATGTTTTGAATTTTATATCCTTTTTTCTCTGGCATTGATTCCATAATTTTAATACAGTTGTTACACGGCTTACTCGACTGTAATTTATTTGTCTTTGAAAAACGGACAACCAGTAAATTTACTGGCTCCAACCTTTTTTTATTTTTCGATGGTTTTAATTTTAACAAAGCATTATGTTCAGCGTGAATTCCAGGATCTACACCTTCAATATCGCCCATTATATTAATCCCAAAACTTAAAACTGTCGATCTGTTCAGGTTAGCGTTCTTTCCCTTTCAAAACGCACGCTATGTGGTTTGATGGGCCACAAACGCACGAATTAATATACCCCTCACCATTTTCATATTTGTCCACATTTGTATTAACGGGCAAACAAAATCTCTTAATAAACATTGTGTCAAGCAGCGAATCCATCTTTTACTTTATTTTATGTTATTATACTTAATTCTTTATTTTGTTTCATTTTTTATTTTGTTTTTTATTTTGTTTTTATTTTGTTTTTAAAAAAATATAATATATTTTCTCTCTATTATTAATTAAAACAAATTTATTTAATAATAAAAGAAACGTATGCCATCATTTAAACCAAAATCCGCTAAAAAAATAAAATTTAACAAAAAAAGTTCGATTACTCTTGATGGTAAGCACAAGGAATTTTTAAATGAGTTTTCAAAGGACGAAAACGATAGGATACCTGATTTACAGATCGAAAAATACGAATTGAAAGAACTTTTAAAAAAGGGCACTCTCACAGTCGAGCAACAATTAGAATATCAAGACAAAATCAATGAAATAAATGAAACAATAAAACAAACCAAAGGAAGAAAGATGGAATACTTTTTGGATAATTCCAAGTTTATTTTTGACTATTTTGAAAATAAAAAAAATATTTCAACCGGTACAACTAATATCAATATAAGTGATAAAAATAAAATACTTAATTCTTTTTTTAAGATTAAACAAGACGACAGCGCCAATATAAACCAAAACAAAACCAACAATATTGTACAAAAATATTTAAGTAATATTGACGACACATTTATTGATGTGAATTCGTTTATTTGTCAAACCGATGTTTGTCAGATATGTCACAAGGGCGAATTAATTCCGCTCGAGGACGAAGGCCTATTAATTTGTAATGCTTGTTTTAGAAGTATACCATATTTAATTGAAAATGAGAAACCGTCGTATAAGGAGCCGCCCAAGGAAGTATGCTTTTACGCTTATAAAAGAATTAACCATTTTAAAGAAATTTTGGCTCAATTTCAAGGCAAGGAAACTACTCAAATTCCTATTGAGGTTATTGAAAATATTAAATTACAAATTAAAAAGGAACGTATCGATTTGTCACAAATATCAAATAACAAAACCAAAGAGATTCTTAAAAAGTTGGGCTATAATAAATACTATGAGCATATACCATTTATTAAAGATAAATTGGGTATTAAACCGCCGATTATGTCGCCTGAATTGGAAGACACATTGTGCAATTTGTTTGTTGAACTTCAGTCGCCTTATTCGAAGTATTGCCCTGACGACCGTGTGAATTTTTTAAATTATTATTATACCGCATACAAGCTTTGTGAGCTTTTAGGAGAAGCACAATACTTAGAACATTTTCCAATGTTAAAAGATAGAGAGAAGAGAATAGAACAAGATTCAATATGGCGCAAGATTTGTGAAGAGTTGGATTGGGAATTTATACCGACTATTTAAAATAATATAATTACTTATTTTGATTAATTATATTATTGAATTATATTATTGAATTATATTTATTTTAATTTGGTTTATAGGGGAACAATGATAGTGTTGGTGTGTTATAAATAGAAAAGTTTGGGTCAAAACAATTTGAACCTACACCGGTTCCGTAACGCATACCTCCTCTCATTTTTCTACTTTTTTTACCTTTTCTGGTTTTTTTACCTTTTCTGGTTTTTCTACCTTTTCTTGTTTTCCTTCTTCTACCACCTTGATTATCTTGAAGATCTGCGAGATATAATTCATCATCAGAATCTTCTCTTGTTGTGTCACCTTGATCAGAGACAATGCTATCCTCGCTAATATCACCAATATTATTATTCAAATTATTATTATCATTATTATCATTATTATCTAAATCATCATCTGGATAAAAGTCAAAACTATCATCGAAATTTTCATTTTCATTTTCATTTTCAAACGCAAAACTGCCTACACTGACATCATTTTCTGAACTATTTTCACTGTTTGCAATACCAGATAGATTATTTTCATCATTATCATCATTATCATTATTTTCATCATTATCAGGATTAAGACTATCCATTATTTCTTGTGGTGTATTAGGTTGCCCAGTGTTATTATTAATTTGACCAAGTGATGTTTGAATTAAATTTATAGCAGCATCAGCAGACATGTTGTCTAAGAATAGTTGTTCCAATGTTTGAATATTATCTTCTGTAAAACCACGGTCTAATAGTTGTTGCCTTTGTGCTTGACTAAAATCAGCACCTCCTCGTTGTTTCTTACTTTTTTTATTACTTCGGTTATTACGTTTTTTACTTTTTCTTTGGGTAATACGTTTTTTACTACGTGTACGATTAGCCATAATATAGTATATTTAGATTAAATATATTATGTTATATTTTTAAAATAGTCGCTTTTAAAGCTTTAAAACCCACCAGGGAAGCGAACAAGATTAGCACCAATACCAAAACCAGCACCAGATCGAGCAGTGGCGCCCATACTCGGGATGTAAGTATCAAGGATACTAAATGTTGCTGCCGCAGTCAACGCGATCAAAATAATCTCCTCAATATTCAAGGAACGTTTAGGGATAGCATAAGCCGCAATAGCTACCATTAAACCCTCAACAAGGTATTTAATGATTCTCTTTACAAGTTCACCGACGTTAATTAAACCGTTCATTTATATTAAATAATAAGAAAAAAAATAATATATGCGATAAAAAACTTAAAATTAATTATATAATTTAATTAAAATGGATCGCTCTAAAGAAAAGACTTCAGCCAAGAAAGGTTTTGAGAGAAAACAGGTTAATGGGAAAAATAATCCTAAATACGTCGACTTATTAGAAGAAGACAAGCCTATTGCTGGGCAAAAATTTGTATGTGTGTCTTTTGTATCTCCTGAAAATATTATTAAACAAAAGCAAATTTTCTTTTTCGAACAATTCCTAAAGAAGTGGGATTTGAATAAATCGATGGAGAAATATGTCCAGTTTTTGAATTTTATCTCTTTCAAATACAATGTTTCATTTGACGACATTTCCAACGACTTTAAAGAGTTTGTTAAGGAAGAAAAGGACAATTTAACAAAAACTACTATGGAAGATGATTACAAAACATTTGTTGACAACAACGAAGAGACACTCGATAAAGAGTTTGGTGTCGCACATAATTTTCAAACAAGTACTCGTGGTTTAAAAATTCGTGGAGCATATCCCACAATAGAGGAAGCCGAGTTGAGATGTAAAATGCTCAGAGAGATTGACCCAAATCACGATATTATGGTCGGTCCCGTTGGTATGTGGATGCCCTGGGAGCCTGAAGCATATAAGACTGGTCGTGTCGAGTATATGGAGGAAGAGCTTAACCAGTTGATGAGTGAGAAAAACAAAAATGAGTCCAATGCCAAGACCGCGTTTGACCAGCGTGTCAAGGAGAGCAAGAAGAAGGCGATTGATGAGAACATCAAGAATGCGGAGAAATCAGGCAACGCGTTGACGCAGTCAATTGATGAGCAAGGTAATCTAATTGGTGTCAATAATGCCAACAGTCAAGAGTTTGGTTTGAAGGAGAAGGACAACATTTCTTCGGCAGATATTCAAATGGAGTTGTTTGAAGGAGAGAATATTGTTGTTGGCAAAACGGATAACGGACAGAGTCAGTTAATTAGTGGTCCTTTTGCGAAGAAGAAGGAGGACTCAATGGACAATGTGGACTAAATATACTTTTAAAAAAAGTATAGCCAAATATATTTTACATTATTTCAAATTAATAAAGTAAAATAATATGTGTGTTTTTAAATTTAAATATCAGTTGAATATGGTTGTTGTTGAGACATACAATGAATATTTCCTCCACCTAATAATATCTCTCTCGCATATACTCCAACAACTTTTTTATTTGGAAACACCTCAGATACTGCTTTAATTGCTTCATTATCACTTGAACAATGAAATATGGGAACAACAATAACATCATTTGTTATAATTAAATTAACATGAGAAGCCGCCATTCTTGTACCACCTTTACGAGCAAATGACCCATCATCAGTTGAAGGTAATGATTTAGCTTCGCTCTTTGTATAGTATAGTTTTGGAGGATGTGGTATCTTATAAACTGTTATTTTATTACCTTTTGCATCTGTAGAATTTTCTAAAACGTCCATTGCTGCCAAAGAACGCATTTCTTGTTCTTTATCTTCACATTCAGCAGTTCCACAACCCTTTGGCCAAGTTAGCATAACTTTTCCAATTCCAGCAAATACACACATATTATCAACGTGTCCATTTGTATCTGTATCGTGAAAAACACCATAAGGTAGCCATATAATTTTAGTTAAGTTTAAATAATTACATAAATTATTTGCTATTTGAGCTTTAGTTAAATTTTTATTTCTATTTGGATTTAAAAGACATTCTTCAGTAGTAACAAGAGTTCCTTGTCCATCAACACTAAATGAACCACCCTCACATACAAAGTCAAATTTTTTATAAATTGGAACAGATAAAAACCCACTAATTTTAACAGCAACTAAAGCATCCTTATCGTGTTCTATAGTTTTTGGGTTTCCCCATCCATTGAATTTCCATCCAACACTTCTCATAAGTCTATTTTTCCCTACAGGTTTGATTAGAAATGTTGGTGCTATATCTCTTAACCAATTGTCATTACTATCAAGTTCATCTACAAAAATGTTTGGACAACCTTTAAAACGTTCATATGCTTCTTCCCAAACAGACGGTTGAGCAACTATATGAACAATTTGATATTTACTAATAATACGTGCACACTGTTCAATCGCGAGTTGCGCACCTTTTAATCGAAATGTACCAGGATTACTTGGCCATCCTAACCATGTAGCACTTTGTTTTTCAAACTCTGAAGGCATATAATAACCATCCTTTTTAGGGGTGCTTAAACTCTGTGTAGAGATGTTTTTGCTAATACTATTTTTTCGCGTTTTTTTATGTAACATATTTATATAAATATACTTTTAAAAAAATAAATAATTTATATTATAATTTTTATAAATATAATATAAATGACAGATAGTAAAGAAACCATACAAAAGTTCGTTCAGAATAAAGGGAATATTCCTCTTATGAAGAAGATGTTGAATGACGGAACTATAACAGATATTAATGTCCTATTTGATAATGGTTTAAGTACAAATACTGCTCTAATGTTTGAAGCAAAATGGGGGACTTTAGAAGGGATGAAATTTCTCTTAACCCATAACGCTGACCCTAATATTCAAAATAAAAATGGTTGGACTGTTCTTCATCAAATGGTCGAATCAGTATCACTGAATAAAAAAGACGAGAATGATAAACTAGATAAACTACGCCTTCTATTAAAGTACGGAGCAGATAAGTCTATTAAGAATAAAAATGGTAGCACCGCGTTAGATTTAGCGAAAGTATCAAAAAATTGCCGTAATTGTGTCAAAGTTCTTTCTCAAGGGAAAAATAAAACTTTACGCAAAAGGAAACCAAAGAGAAAAACAAGGAGACATTAAAATAAAGCGCTTTTATATTTTGAAAGCGGTTTTTATAAAAACACATATAGTTTTGCTATACTTTTTAAAAGTATTACCACTTATTCGCCTTTTTGACGCTGATTTTCTGTCCTGCGCCGCGTTTTTTAACCGAATTTGGGTCATATTGTTCCTCTTCGTCTTCATCCTTCATTCCTTTCGATAATTCCCAGAACTCTTTTGACCCTAATCTGAAGTCACCGTGGCTGTCGGCTTTATACCAGAAGACCTGATCGTGTAGCTTATTGGATTTCGAGTTATTATTTATCACCAAGCACTCATAATTTTCGGTACATTGGTCCATCACCTGACAAAAGCTCTCAAATGTGGGAAACATACCGGCATAGTTCTCATATATTCTTTTTCTATTTGCGATGTAATTTTCTCGAAGAATAAAAACATAATCTATGTTGGTTCTCAGTGTGGGCGGAATGCCGAGCGGATATTGCATTGTGATGACTAGCATCACCTTCCAATGTCTCCCGTTCATAAAGAGTAAGCGCATCATTTTATCACGAGTCCATGTCGCATCATATAAGCAGTCATCTAAAATGACGAAGGCACGAGGATCAATAGTACTGCGTTTATATGTTTCCATCTCCTTTTTAATCTGTTTCAACACAGTGCGCTGTCGTTTCAAAATGTTTTCAATAATCGCCGTATTGTATTCATTATGGACAAACAATTTGGGTACCATTTTTGCGTAAAATCCGTTACCTTCTTCTGTTCCCGAAATAACGGTACCAATTGGGATTTCTTGTTGATAAAAAAGTAGATCTCGGACCAAAAAAGATTTGCCGGTGTCACGCTTTCCGATTAATACAACAACGGGTCCTTTGTTTTCATTCGGCTTAAAACTAATACTTTTCATATCAAATTTTTTTAATTCAAGTGTCATATATTATAATGTATAAAATTTTAAATACAATATAAAACGCAATTGATTCCTCTTAATATAGTTTATAATTTGATATTAAGAGAGAAAAATACTTTCAAAGAATAATAAGTTAAAAACTCATATAATTTATATATTAAATACCTAATAATGATAAACGTAAATTATCAGAAAAGGAAGAACACAGAGCTTTTTAAAAGTTTAGAGAAATCATCATCTTTGTTTCTCTCTAAAACACAAAATTATATACCAATTTATAAAAGATTTTTGGAGTTAAATGAAACCAATTATAATAATGTAAATTTGAATCACAAATGGTACATTTCATCGGTAAATGATGAAGAATATAAGGAGGGTGAAAGCGAAGACAGTAAATTGTATAATTGTCGAATTAAAAATATAAACAATAATTCAAAAACAAAAGACAAGGATCTATTTTTCAAGATGGCTCCATTGTTAGATCCCTTTAAATATCTAATCGGAAAATACAATAACGATGATAAAATTTTAAATCTGCCATCAATTAATTCCGATGAAACATACTGCAATAGCAAATTGCTTGATTTAAATAATTCGGCATATGTGGATGGTTTATTTTTATTTCTCTCAAGTAATCTTATTTATGAAAATAATTTTCAACACGGTGTAGATTATTATGGCTCGTTTTTAGCTATTAAAAATAAATTTACATTAAATGTTTGTGATGACATAGATTACTTGAATAATTCTGATTTTTTTAATAAAAACAAGAATGTTCTGTTTAAAATTGATGATTATGAACATTTATTTCAGTTTCAAAATGAAGAGACCAAATTAAAACCATTAAAAATAGAACATAATTTATCATTAAAATCAAATATCTCTATTAAATCATTCGATAATGAAGTTTTTGAAGATATGTTTAGTGACGATAATACAATAGTGAATTTGGAAGACTTAAAAGGCAATTATTCTGAGCTAATTGATATAACAAATTCAAATTTGACAAATGATAATGACAATAAAGTTACATTAAAATCAAACTCAACCTGTTCTTCAAGAACATCTTACACAGTTGATGGAGAAACTGATCTACTTTTAGATCCACTTTTAGAAAAAGTGGAGCAAAATGAAGAGCAAAATGAGTTGGAAGAAGCAGATGAGTTAGAAGAAAACGAGTTAGAAGAAAACGAGTTAGAAGAAGTAAATGAAAAGCAAAGCGAAGGAGCCGACGATACGCAATGGGAAGACGAAGAAGAAGCAAGTGAAACAGACGACGATAGTTTCGAAGAAGAGGTGATAAACGCAACTATACCTCAATTCCCAGTTCAAGTTATTTGTATGGAGTATTGTGAAAATACATTTGACGATTTAATATTATCATCCGATTTAAAAGAAGAAGAATGGTTTTCCGCTTTTATGCAAATAATAATGATTTTAATAACCTATCAAAAGACCTTTTCTTTTACTCACAATGATTTACATTCAAATAATGTAATGTATAACTACACAGAGAAAAAATTTATTTATTATTGTTACAAAAAACAGATTTATAAGGTGCCAACTTTTGGAAGAATCTATAAAATTATTGATTTCGGCAGAAGCATTTATAAATACAATGGTAAACTATTTTGTAGTGATAGTTTCCAAATTGGCAATGATGCCGCCACGCAGTACAATACAGAGCCATATTTTAACGAGAAGAAGCCGCGATTGGAGCCCAACTTCAGTTTCGATTTGTGTCGTCTTGCTTGCTCTATTTTCGATTATGTTGTCGAAGATATGTCTGATGTTAAAGACCTTAGCAAATGTGACCCTGTTCAGCGTATGGTAGTAGAATGGTGTCTCGATGATAAAGGTATTAATATGTTATATAAAAATAACGGACAAGACCGATATCCTGATTTCAAATTGTATAAAATGATTGCTCGATGTGTTCATAATCACACACCACAAGCTCAATTAGAACGACCCGAATTTAAGGCGTATGCTAATTTTAAAGGAACTGTACCAAATGATGTTATAGATATTGACAAAATGCCTATTTTGATTTAGATTTTTATTTTCATAATTAGTGTTTAATTTTCATTAATATTATAATGTATATTATTAATGAATGATTTTGGTTTTATTATTACAAGACACGTTAATTCGGAATTAACCAATAAATATTGGAATACTTGTATTCAATGTTTAAGGCGATTTTATCCATATAGAAAAATTGTAATCATTGATGATAACAGTGATAAAGATCTCGTAATATCTTTTTATAATTATGAGAATATTGAGATTATTGAATCCGAATTCCCCGGTCGTGGCGAATTGCTTCCGTATTATTATTTTATTAAAAACAAATTTTTTAACAATGCTGTCATAATCCACGACAGTGTGTTTTTTCATACTCGGGTCAATTTTGAAAAATTAATTGGTCTTAACGTATTGCCATTATGGTATTTTAAGTCTGATAATGAACGCATAAGCAATTCAGTAGAAATTATCGACGTTTTAAGCAATTCTACCGAGCTTGTAAACAAATTGACATTGAATAACAGAGTACTTGGTATGGATAATTTCAACTGGTTTGGATGTTTTGGCTCACAATCATTTATAAATCACGATTTTTTATTGTTCTTAGAGAGAAAATATAAATTATCAAAATTAACCAGTGTTATTCTTTCAAGAAAAGACAGGTGTTGCCTTGAACGTGTATTTGGAGTTATATTTTTTAGCGAGTATCCATTTATTACTAAAAAAAAGGCACTACTGGGAAATATTTTTAAGTATCAAAATTTTAGTAAGTATACATACGAAAATTATGAAAATGATGTCAAGAATAATAGATTACCCAGACCTATTGTCAAGGTTTGGACGGGTCGTTAACAAATTATTTATGGTGATGATTATATTTATATTATATTTATATATAAAATGGAAAATTGTAGAATTTGTTTAGAAGAAATTTCTCCTGAAGACACATATAAAACAAAATGCGGTCATAAATTTCATAAAGATTGTTTTGAGCATTTAGAAAAAATTAATATAAAAACCAAATTAAGATGTCCTATATGTAATGAAGTATTAAGAAATCCAAAACTTGATATAAACGAAGAGATTGACGCGTATATAAAAGAGTGGGGAGAATTAAATTGTCACGACTTAATCGAGGAATTAAAATTAACTTATGGAAAAATATTTGAAATTAATGAACATGAAATTCACGCTGAATGCGAAAAACGTAATCAAACTGGTGGAAACAAACGACGAAGGAAAAATACTAAACGATATAGGAAAAATACTAAACGAAATAGGAAAAATACTAAACGACATAGAAAAAATAGTAAAAGGCGAAGAAATATTTAATTTAAAATTCAGGATTACCTGTGAAAACTTGGGGTGCACTTATGGCGCCACCTTCTTGAATCATCGGCTTCAATTGACTCAAAATAAAATGACCCATTATAACACTAACATATACTAAAAGGGCATCACGAATTAAAAACTTTAATGGTTTTGCATCCTTGTCGATAAATCGCATTTCAATAAATTTTGCTATGACAAAAATAACAGATATGATTGCTGCTATAATAAATATGTTATCCATTTAAAATACTTATTGTATATATTATTTATCTTTTTACGCAAATTATAAATATAATTTTTATATTTTTATAATTTAATAAATTTATTCTAAAACTTCGATTTCGTCTAACAATAAATCTGGCAATAAATCCATTTTTGGTTCTTCGATGGATAATAGACCTAAAGATTCTGGACTTACAAATTCATCAGAAATATTTATTTTAATGTTATCGTCATCGGAATCATTTGCTTCATCCTGTTTTCTTTGCTCGGCTCTCATATTACTAATATAATCTAAATTCTCATATGTTTTTGGTACTACAACGTTTTGAAATTTCCCATCACTACTGGCAACATAATCAATATCATTAAAGCCAACTTTATTTCCACCAGTTGTATCTACTTTCTGAGGTTGAGGTTGCTCTTGCTTTTGCGGTTGCTCAATAATTTGCTCTTTAATTTCTTCAACCACATCTTCTTCAATGGTTTCATCCATATATGCCTTCAATATTGCTTCAACCGGGATACTCTCTCTTAATGTGTTTAAAATACATTCTTGGACAATTACTTCTAACTCTCTATGGTTCTTTTGAATGTTTAAAGGTGGAATATTGATTTCAAATAAATAAACATTTTTATACACCTTGCGTGCTACATTGATATACGTCTTATGAACAAAATCATCCAACTTGGGTACTTTGATATCGACCTTCTTTTGTTTTTGTCCTACACGCATAGCAGTGAGAATTTTCAATTGAATAATGTGAACACAAGTTACTAAATCTTCTAAATAAGAACATCCTGATTTCTCGCAAATTCTTTTACGCTCTGTTTCAATAATTGTTTGATTCCATTTGGGAATTCTCGAAATGAAATTTTGAAATGTCATTAAATACTTGTCCATTTCACCATTGTCCTTACACAGTTTAATAGCTTCGTCTAAAATAGACTTGTAGCCATCAATAATTAGCGGCGTCAAAATGGTAATCAATCTGGCACCCCATTCATTCTTCGATTCGTGAAGCGAACTTACGTTAAAATCATCCATAATTACTAAATAGTTGTTTTATATTTTATTTTTTTAAACTAATTATAAAATAAAATAATTTATTGTCTTCTTCTTTTAGTTTTTCTTTGTTTCCTCTTTTTATTTGATGATTTTCTTGATTTTCCTCCTCGAAGTTTTGATGGTGTTCTTTTTTCTTCTTCAGAATTTTTTATAAATAGTCTTCCTGTTCTTAATTCATCCACAGTTCCAATATTTATTGAATTTGTGTCAGTAACGCCATTAAAATTTTTCCTTCCTCTAATGTCATTTATAGTTCCTATGTTTTCATAAGTATTTCCACGCAAAAAGTATATTGGAATATCCCATTTTACTTCAGTAATTCTACCATCATTCATATATGTTACATCGTTTAATCCGTTTGTTAAAGTAATAGGTATATATTCTCCCATT